ATCCATGATCAATTCGTCAAGTTCGGCGATGTTTTCTTTTTCTGCGATAAGCTGAAGAAGCCCTTCGATATTGAGCATCTTCCCCGCGGCCTGTAGATTTGGCGCAAGCGGGATAAGAACCTCACCAACAAGCTGTTTAATTTTCTGCACCTGCTCAGCGGGTTTTTGCGGAGCCATTGAGTAAGGCGTTACCGTGAAGCCATAATCAAGCCAATCGCCTTCTTTCATCCACGGATCAAAGGTTGACCGTACCGGCCCAACACCCTTGATGTTTTTCGTAATCGGATTTACACGAATTGGGTCAGTCCATTCGTACCACCCTAAACTACGCATGTCACGTTCAACAAACTTCTCGACTATCAACCGCATGTCGTCAATCTTCAGTCCCGCACGCTGAAGCATTTGTTCGTCTTGACCTTTGGTATCAGACAGCGCGCCAAGCCCGGCAAGCGCTTCAGGATTGCCTTGCCGTACATTAAGATGATTCATCATCCAGATAACAAAAGCCCAGTTTTGCTGGTCAATCCCGCCGAATTTCGCCTCTTTAATACTATCGGGATTATCCAGTAGCAGAATCTCACCGTCATTACCATTGCGCACCCTGATTGCATCTTTGCGATCTGTCTTTTTACCGATTGGGAGTGTTTTTGACCGATTAGCCTGGTTGACAAATTTCCGCAACAACAGGTTTATTGCTTCGTCTAAATCTATCCAATCCATAACCGGCGAAAGCGGCATGATATTGTCTTGCAGTTCGCGCAAAGCCAAATAATTGTAAGGCCCGTATTCGTCGCCTTCCCAATCCTGCACCCGCATAATCTTCCCGCCCAACTTCGGCAGGGTAAGAATCGCCTGATCACGCGGGATATAAATTTCGAGTAATTGTGTTTTCGGGAAAAGCATCTGACTGAAAATATTATTGTCGCGGGACATCCCTCTTGCCGTGTCGTTCGTGCCGCCCTCAGAACTAGCACTTGTGCGCATGTCGTCAATATTTTCAGTATGTTCGTAATCGGGACTTTGCTTCAAGTATTCGGTATCAAGTTCGATCATATCCCCGACAAATTGCTTGTCTTCCCAACTCCGCGCCGCCATATCAATAATCGTATCATCCGGCGACACACGCTTAATGAAAGGGCTCATTAAGTCAATTTCTGTACTGCGCGTTTGATACTCCCACGCCTCATATTTATTCTCACATAACCCGCGTTTGGTCATCCCGAAGAGATAAAGCGCATCTGCAATAACACCCTGTAAGGTCTGGCAGTAATTAAGTTCCTGCACCAACCGGTCAAGCCGTGCTGCGAAGTTTATTGCCGTAATTCTATTTGCCGGGATTTCAGTAGTTACGCTGTTACGTGGGTTGCGTGATGCAAGCAATCGTTGAAATATCTCAACACCGTGACCAATTTGATTTGCAGGCCGTCTTTGTGAAGTCCCTTTATCCCCGTAATGCCTACCAGCAACCAACTTCATAGCATCTACACGGAAATCAAGATATTTCTTCATGGATTTACGGGATGCCTGTACCGCATCAAACAATTTCGTGGCATACTTGTCGTCAAAGGTCTTCTTTTTGATTTCCATTTTATCCAGTTCCTAAAGCCAAAAGAAAACGCCACGCAGGAATGCAGCCCTGCATGGCGTTTTCTCCGTCAGTCGGTTATCGGGGGGATCAACCCCGACTTCTCGGCCCGGTAAATTTAGTATTCAAGCAATTCACGCATTTCGCGTTCGCGTTTCTCCTGTCGTTGCTGAAAACGATAGCCCACCGTTCCAGGTGAGTATTCGTGTTTTTCTTCTTCCTTCTCAAACGGCGCCATGGTTACGCCCTTCCAGGAAAGCGCGCTTGATATAACCCGGTCGCCATGGTTCGCCTTCGCCCCGGTCGGGTCACGTTTAACATTGTTCAGCGCCGCATCATGCTCCACGCCGTTCGGGGTAATGACATACGCCCCGCATTCCTCAAGGCTCTCCTTTGACCTGTTCGTCATTTCGCCAGTTTCAAGCGCACGGCCATATTCCGCAAGCAAACTTCGCTTTGTCGCCGCACCGCTGAACCAGCCGGCAACATCGCTTGATTTCTTCCGCAGGCTTTCTTCTTTCCTGCGCATGAAAATATTTCCGTAGCCTAATTCAATCACTCTGTCAACAAACTCACGCCCCGGCCCGTTCGCTTCAGGAACCATAAACGCGCCGTTAAACCAACGACAAAGCGATACTGCATATTCAGCCGCGGCAATCGGCTTGATATTGCTCGATGCAAATTCGGCCTCAACCTCCGTTGTACGTTTATTCGTCACCGTGAAAACCGTATTACTCGCACCCGTACCCACCGCAATATCAACGCCCATAGAATATTCTTCAGTTTTAGGCGGTACATCGTCGTCATATTTCGCCCACAACCGCAAGCGCCCGTTTTTCTGATTAAACCAATTCTTTGGCTCATATTCCTCAGTGTCGTAAATCAGCTCACCAACCCTTACCGGCTCTATGGCTGTATCTTCCATCAGACGCGAAATAATGCCTGCATCAAAGAACTGACTGCCACTTGCCGCATCATCACCATCAACCTCCTGAGCAAGCTGCACCTGCGAACGCTCTTCAGCCTGCCTGTCATACCAGGGACTCCTGAATCCATCAACCAGGCCCGGAGTAAGCTTAAACTCATATCCCGGATTTTCTTCATGCCATGCCTTATCAAGGATTTCAATTTCGCCTTTTTCACCAACCCGATACAACCCCGCCGCTTTTTCTGGGTGTTCGCTCCAATGCACATACATAAACCCCCAAGAATTCTTTTTATTCAACGCGGCAAACTCTGTCGCAGAACCCTTCGGAGTAGAAAACGGTATCACGCATCCACTCGCATCCAATGCCGCAGACATAACCGCCGGAGCATCTGGAACGGACGCAAATTCATCCAACCAAATAACAGTACGACGGTCGCCACGGCTCAGATCCTCATTCGTTGATTCGCCCGACATAACGCTACCAGTATGGAAATTCCGGTAAATCATATGCGCCCGTGCATCCTCACCCTTCCGGTTCACTATCGGAGGGCGCAAAAACGCAGGAAGCCAATCCACAATAAAATCCAACTTCCAAAATATCGTTCGCGGGTCGCCCGTCTTATCAACATAATCCGCTTTACGTGAAGCAAACAATATCGCCAAATCATCGTAAAAATTCCATAACCAGGAGCTAGTCCCGCAAGCAATCCAGGTAAACCCAACATCACGGCTCTTCTTGCCACTGCCATGCTGTTGCGCAAATATCCAACCAATAAGCCCATTTATAACATCGTCCTGAAATGGATACGTGATAAACGGAACAACCGACTGACCAATGCGCCGCGGGTCATAAGTCCAACAAAAAGTATTAAAGAAAAACAGCGGATCACGACGACACATGCACCACAAATCCTCAGCATTCTGCCTCGACTTGTAGCCCCAATTAATAAGATTCTTGCGATACTTCAGATTCTCCATACGATTCTTCGGAACCGCCTTCGAGTAACGATTCGTCGTCCTCGATTTCTTCGGCTCGAATAACCGCCAGGATTTTCTCGTCAAGATCGTGTCCGTCATCCTTCATCCTGTCCTGAATCTCAATCATGCGCTGAGTCGGTAAACGCTTACTCGCAAACGTCCGGTAAAACTCACTCCTAGTCATCGCACTGGTACGAGCCCAATTACGAAGACTATATGCCCCTAAACTCGGTATCTCACTAAACTTCAAATCAACCGCATCCAAATTCTGCATAACCCAATCAACAGTCTTACCCATACTGCAAGTACGCTTCTGCAACTCACGAAGCCCATCATCAATCGGAAGCTCTACCTCCGGTTCAATAACCTCCTCAACAGCCGGCTTGCGCTCAGGAGCCTGAAAAACCTCGCCACGCAATACCGGCCCAAATGACTCAATAACCGAATCGAATAAATCCAAACCCGCCAAACCAGCAAGAGCCAACTCCTTCTTCTTTCGTAAATAAGCGCTCTTAGCATCTGGATGACCAGCCTCCGATATAGCAGCTATCAAATCCTCACTTCGCTCATATTCCCTTCGCATACTCTTAACCCCTATCATTCACTGGCACTATACGAGAAAAGTTGAGACGCGTCAAGAGAAAAAACGGCAAATATTGCCGGACTACCAAAAAAAAATACCCAAAAAATTTTACGACAAGTACCTAAACGTGCAAAACGTAGCGAGGGAACACTTGGAATTACGGGAGATAATAGGGACTCCTGAACCGAACCGGCGGTGGGGGGCTGGTCAAGATTTCGGACGCTTACACCAGGGGCTTGCACGTACACCCACCCCCAGGCCCTGGCCGCACTGCCTGGGCACTGCCTGAGCCCCTGGAGACGCTGACCGACACTGGCAGCCTGGCCATGACCATCGCCACACGGCCTACCTACCCTGGGGAGCGATATGCCGAGTGTTCGTGTTCTGTGCAGAACACGCACGGGATTTGACCCGATGTGTCTCGCTATCCCGGCATCCAGGCAATAACGCACACTGCCCGGCAATCGCATGATCTGGCAGGTAGCAATCGGTCACGGCCGTCCATCGGGGTGCAGCACAGGCGATTTATGGGATTCGATAATCCGACAATAAATGCCGGTACGCGCGCATTCGCACAAATGGCAGCGGAAAAATGCTAATCACTATCTCCCCCTTCAGTGTTCGTTATTCGCCCTAACTTGCCCCAACTTCCCTGACGGTCTCCATTAAAACTTGCCCTAACTTGCCCCAACTTGCCCTAACTCACCCTAACTCGCCCTATACCTATTTGCTTTATTTTCTTCTTGGTGTTCATTTTAGCCGCAATAGTCACAACCGTAGTCGCAACCGTTTTTAAATTGATGGTTAATTGCTTTTAGTCTTACGTTTAATCCTAACGCCTCTTCTCTCCCCCTGCTTTTAGTTTGTATGCACCCCCCTCCTTAGAGG